AAAAGGTGTCTGTACTGTCATGTATTGGTCCAATGTTAGGTTCGATTTTGACTAAAGACCTTCAGGATAAAGGTATTCTTGCACAATTACATATCAATGTATTGCAATTACAAGATGAAGATCCGCTTGATCAAACTGCAAATATTCTTAAGGGTGCAGTGTCTACTTCATACCAGGAAGAACTTAAATGGCTGACAACAAATAAGAAACGTATTGATTTCTTTGCTAAGGAAGCTATTAAGATCTCAGAGAGTGGAAATACCTTAATACTGGTTGATCGTGTTCAGACTGGCGAAATGTTACAATCGCTTATACCAGATTCGGTCTTCGTGTCTGGTAAGATGAAGTCAAAGGACAGAAAGGCAGAGTATAAAGAAGTTCAAGAAGTTGATGGTAAGGTTATTATTGCGACATACGGTGTAGCATCGACTGGTATCAACATTGTTAGAATTTATAATTTAATTCTTTTCGAAGCAGGTAAGAGCTTCGTTAGAGTAATTCAGAGTATCGGTAGAGGTATTCGAGTTGCACCTGATAAGGATTTTGTTAATGTATACGATGTCTGTTCAAATTGTAAATTCTCAAAGAGACATTTAACAAAGAGAAAGAAATTTTATGCAGATGCGCAATATCCCTATTCCATCAAGAAAATATCTTATTGAAAAAGCTATGGTAAATCCTATTAGGACAGAAATCCCATCTTCGGATTTGGAGAATTTTGAATATTTTCTATCAGCTAATGGATTAGATAATGTTAAAATAGGGTTTCATAGTTTCATGAAATATAAGAAAAATTTAATCTGTATAGAAATTCCCGATGACGAACAATCTCAAGCCTCCGCTACATATCTTTCTCTAAAATACGGAAGTATTGAAAAAGCATATAGGCAATATAGGGATAATCTCGAAAATATGATTTTAGGAAGTACAATCAGTCATGGATACTAATCTAGTCAGGATTGAAACACAGATTTCCTGGGGTTATCGTGCATTGATTGAGATTTTCGGAAGAGCAAATAGCTTAGTATGGAAATTAGAAAGAAAGTCTACGGAAACCCCAATAAGAGAATATATTATAATTCTATACGAGGAAGGATCTGATACAGCGGTTTCGTTAAGTTTCCTGACATTAAAGCATTTAGGTGTTGAGAATATGCTCTGCGATTATCTAATGAAATGTAATATAGATCCGATAATGATTCCTGTGGGACAATATGTAATGAGGAAGGATGAGGAGACAATGGAAGAAGAGTGGCAACAACATAGAAAAAAGATAGGACTTACGAGATGAATATTTTGACAGTAGATAACGTAGCATATAATTTGGATAAAATTCCAAATGAAATTGAAGATATTAGGTATTGTGTGATGGATTATTCAGATCCAAAAAATCCGGATTACTTTTTTATACCATTAATTTTCTTAGAAAGTTTTTATGCACCCGCAGTTGTACTGAAAATTGGTGGATACACTGTACAAATGCCGCTCGACTGGTCTATACTTGTATGCGATGAGGACTATAGTGATCTTGAAGTTATGCCACTCACAAGTCTTAATGATCGTGGATTTCATACAATGGTTTTTAATCCACTAAGACATATGGTGCCGAGACCACAAGAAATTAACATCACTAATGTATATGCAGAAGTGAAATGGTTCTTTCCTAAGTTGAAGAACGGAAATATTTTAGTAGTACCTGTCGAAGATAAACCACATCCGAATTGTGTTCTGTTTGTTAAGGAAGTAAGCAAGCTACCGGATGTTATTGATATTGGAGCACTCTTTGAGTAACGAAACAGGAGACTGGGTTTCAGAATTTTTTGATTTGAACCCAGACGCAGTTAAAGTAGAAGAAACGAAAGAGAAAAAGAGTAAGGAATATAAGAACGACTTGTTCAAGGATGTTATTCCTGCCTTAGATCGTCGTGACAAGAAATATTTTAGTAGGCTTAACGAAGAGCAACAAAAGGATATCTCGATCTGGACATTAACCAGGTGGATGAGCTCAACAGTAAGGGACGCTGATTTACAATTAGCCAATGTGAACTTTATTGCAAATGCCAAGTCGAAGTTTTTGACTAAACATAAAGAGTTGCAATGGATGTTACTAGCAGTTTCGGGCACAAATAGACCAGAACGTCACGAATGGATTGCACCGCCACGTGGTGTAAAGAAAAATAAAATTGAAGAAACTATCTTACAGTATTTCCCTGGCTTAAAAGATGATGAATTGGATCTATTTTTGAAAATAAATAGTATCTCTGATTTAGAATCGTTTTTTAAAGATAATGGTTTTGATGATAAAACCATTAAGGATTTACTTAAAGGGAAATAGTCTTGCTGGCAAAAAAGAAAATGGAACAAAAGTTTGAGTGTAAATATTGCGGAACTAAGTTTCATAGAGAAAGTACACTTTCGACCCACATGTGTGTTAAGAAACAAAGATATCTTGACATAAACACAGGTGGGTTTAGGTATGGCTTTAGGACTTTTCAGCGATATTATACATTGATGATGAAATCTAAGAAGCCAAAGACACAAGATGAATTCATTAATAGCTCCTATTATATTGATTTTGTAAAATTTGGAAATCATATTGATTTACTGAAACCAGTTCATGTTGATCAATATATTGATTTTGTTATACTAAGTGGCCTGAAAATGACTAAATGGGCTACTGATCCCGTTTACGAATTATATATTGAAAATTTATCAAAGACAGAACCACCGCATAGTGCTGTTGAAAGAACAATTCAATTTATGGTTGATTGGTCAGAGAAGAATTCCTCTGACTTTGTAAAGTTCTTTTCGACAATATCTCCGAACGAAGCAGCTCATTATATACGCACCGGTAGAATTAGTCCTTGGGTATTATATCTTTCTGCATCCGGCGATGATTTAGTTTCTCAATTCAATGAGGATCACGCTAAGATGATTGGTACAGTAATCGATCCCGGATTCTGGATGAGAACTTTTAGAAAGAAAGAGGACGATGTAGAGGATATTAAAAATATCTTAGCACAGGCAGGATTATGATTATAGATATTCGAGATTGGGAAATCACCTATAAAGAATTAACAAAATGGTGCGCTCATACTGGTGCTATTGTCTATGGCAGAAGTCATACCGGTCGTCAGGTGGGTATTCTTAGCACTAGCTATGAGTTCAAGAAAGAATCTGATTATCTTGCCTTCTGTATAAAATTTAAGAAGAAATGATATATACCTCTTACAGATTAACGGATAATATATCCAGAGTCACTCTGCTCGAATGGATTAAGAATAATGGTATACAAGAAAACGTCGTGTACAATTGGGTGAGTCGTGTAATCACATTCGAAAATGAAGAAGATGCCATTGCATTTTCTTTAACATTTGGAATAGAAAGAGAAATAACTACACTCGAAAGAATGATAAGAAATGAAGAAAGTTCAAACTGATGTCGATATTGATGTATTTGGCAGAGATGAAATACTTAAGGGTGTTGAGTGTATCTTTGGCCGAATTGACAGGGATGGTGGGAAATACGAAAAGCACAATACCGGTGTATACTTTCAGAATATCCCGCGAGACCCGACAACAAATATTTCTACCTTAGATCATAGAATCGCAAAAGATTATGGATATTTTAAGATTGACTTTCTGAATGTCAATATGTACGAAGGTGTAAAATCTGAAAAGCATCTAACAGAATTGTTGGACAGAGAACCACCTTGGGATTTTTTCCAATATCCGGAAATTACAGAGCAGCTATTCCATCTTAAAGGACACAGCAATCTGTTGATTAAATTCAGGCCCGAATCAGTTGAAGATTTGGCTATGGTTCTTGCAATTATGAGACCGGGTAAGGCCTATTTACAGCAGCATACCTGGGAAAAGATTAGGGAAGAAGTTTGGATAAAAAGTGGTGAGGAGGCTTACCAGTTTAAAAGATCTCACGGGATTGCCTATGCATTGGCGATTGTGGTAAATCTTAATTTACTGATTGAGAAAATGTCTAGAGATTAATCCTGTTTTCTTACCAATTGAATTTGACGCTTCTTAATTCTCTTTTTCATAATATTATTAAGACTGGTCATTGGGCCGAACATAATTTCGACATCCTTATTTACAATTGTCTTTAGGCAATATCTAAATGGTTGCATCTGACCTTGTAAGAAGATATTGATAGGAAGTAATCTGTTACTTTCCCACCACCAGGTCTCGCCACTCTCAAGAAATAGAATTTTCTCATCAGAGCTGCGAATTGACTCATAGTCATAGAAACTAATAATTTTATCGTCGGAATTTTGGATAATGCCAATAAATTCTTGGTTCTGGCACCGAATACCGGTGAGAAACGGGAATTTTTCCTGAATGTCGTCTATGTTTATCATACCGAGTTATTTATGAACTTTACATACGGTTGAAACTTTTTTTGGTGTGTGGAGTGATAAATATAGAAAAGGCAGGTATTAATGGACGTCACTTTTCACAAACTTTATCTCTATGACCATGTTTGGCAGCTTCTAGCCGTTGGTGATACCTTCTGCTCATGTAAGGATAACGGACCAATGAATAATAATATTCCACTTAAGGCGCATAAAGGGATTGACAATAAATTAATTTTCAGGGTTCTAGGTCCTGATAGAGTGCCACAGGATATTGCTTGCGACCAACAGGTTTATGCAAGAATCATTGACCCAGATAACAGAACAATTTGTTTAGAAAAATTGTGTACATTGGGACCTGCGAAGGGTATCATTACTCTAAACTTAAATGGCGGTGACCTAGCATTGCTTCACGCTGGTCTCTATGAAATGGTTCTAATCAGAACACAAGAATTTGTTTCTAACGCACCAGACTATTATATCGAAAAACCTTTGTATAGTGATTACAATGATAACATTGCTATGGAAATTGAAATCACTGAACAAGCGTTAAAGGCACCAGCACCGAGCATTACATATCTTCCTGCAGACTGGACTCCAGATATTCTTATACCTGTTTCGGGACCACCACGTCCTTGTTTCTATACAGGTAGAATTCCGGGAGGAAGAGTCCTTAATCACCAAGAAGCAGTTCACTCTTTCTCAACATACACTGAAAATGCAACAGGTATATTAGAAATCTGGGGGACACTTGATGAGACACCAGATCCATATTTGAACGATGCTCGCTGGTGTAAAATCTTTCCATCAACAATGTCGCAAGACATTGAATATATCGGTTATACAGGAACACAGGCCTGGACATTTGCTGCGAACTTTATGTGGTTCAAATTCAGATGGTTTCCTTCACAAGAAGTTCTTGACCCGGGTGTAATGCAGAAGCTCATTGTTCGAACTTGATTTTCTGTCATTATTCTGTTAAACTTACAGAATGATCCTCGACTTATTAAAAGAAGCAATTATGACAAATATTGGGAGCCTAAAATCGGCTCCCAAAGGCTGGTTGAAGAGAAATTGTATGCTTTGCCATACGCAAGGTCATGGAAAGGATACACGCAGTAGATTTGGTATTCAGTTCAATCCTAATTCTATAGCAATGAATTGTTTTAATTGTGGATTTTCTGCAGGCTATACCGAGGGCGGCGATCTAACTAAAGCAATGAAATTTTTCCTTAGGCAAATTCATGTCGGTGAAGATTTTATCAAGCAATTAGAATTTGAAATCTTTAAAGAAAAGAATAGACTAAAAGAGATTAGAGACGGGGAAAATTCTCCTGACCCCGAAGTTAGACTAAAGACACTTTTTCAAAAGTGGAATCCGATGGAATTACCAGCCGATTCTTTGAAAGTAATGGATTGGTTAGAATACGGTAATAAAGACAAAAACTTTATGAAGGTTGTAGAGTATGCAATTAGTAGGCATATCTATGATCTGGATAAGTTCTATTGGACACCTATTAGAGAACACAATTTAAATCAGCGTTTGATTATTCCATATTACTTCAGAGGAAACATTGTAGGATTTACATCTAGACTATGTTATGATTCTGAAGATAAATCAATTCCTAAATATTATCAACAATGTCCGTTAGATTTTGTCTATAACTTAGATAGTTATGAGGATTGGTCTAGGAAATATGCAATTGTTAATGAAGGAGTTTTAGACGCTTGGGCAGTTGATGGGATAAGTACACTAGGCGAGATAGGCCAAGCACAAATAGACATTATCAATAGACTTCAGAAAGAAGTTATCATTTGCCCGGATAGAGATAAGAAAGGTTGGGGACTTGTTAAAGCGGCCATCGACAACGGGTGGTCAGTTTCCTTTCCGAAATGGAGTAAAGATATTAAGGATGCTGCAAAGGCATCAGAAAAGTATGGTAGATTACTAACTACACATTCCATAATTTCGTCGGCTGTATCGGGTAAAGAAAAAATACAATTAACATGGGACATTGAGCAGAATGAGCGAAAACGCAAGCGAAATTAATGATTATAGTAAAGATGTAGAGGATTTGTTTATCGATTTTATGATGAGCAAGCCTGACCTGTTTGTACGTTGTAAAGGTATTCTAAAATCAGATTATTTCGACGATAAGCAAAACAGAGATACTATTGCCTTTATTGAGGGATATAGTACGGACTTTACAAATCTGCCTTCGTTGCATCAAATCAAAGCACTCACAAACAAAGATATTCATATTGTAGAAGCCGAAGCTGCAATTCACGAGGATTGGTTTCTAAGAGAGTTTGAAAAGTTTTGTAGACATAAGGCATTACGTGATGCAATTCTTGCATCTCCAAATTTATTGGATAGTGGGCGTTATGGCGAAGTTGAAGCGACTATCAAAGCGGCGGTACAAATCGCCCTTGTCAAAGACCTCGGAACTGACTATTATGCTAATCCGAAGGCTCGATTGGAAGCAATTCGAGAAGGAAAGGGTCAGGTATCGACGGGTTGGAAGACGGTAGATGAAAAATTATACGGTGGGTTGAACAGAGGCGAAATAACTATTTTCGCAGGACAATCCGGTGCAGGTAAATCTCTTTTCTTACAAAACCTTGCGGTAAATTGGGCTACGGCTGGCCTGAACGTAGTTTATCTATCGCTTGAGCTTAGTGAAAAACTTTGTTCTATGCGTATTGATGCGATGCACACTGGTTACGAAACCAGAGAAGTTATGAAGAACATCGATGATGTTCACATGAAGATTAGAGCATCCCAACAGAAGACACACGGAACACTTCAAGTAAAACAATTAAAGAACGGATGTACAGCTAACGATATTCGTGCTTTTATTAAAGAATATGAAATCCATAAGAAGATTAAAGTTGATGCTATTCTAGTTGACTATCTTGATCTGATGAACCCAATGTCAGTTAAGACATCGGCAGAAAACTTATTCGTAAAGGACAAATATGTAGCAGAAGAATTGCGTAACCTTGCAGTTGAATTGCAAACAGTTACGGTATCGGCTTCGCAGTTGAACCGCGGTTCTTATGATGAGGTTGAATTTGATGCAAGTCACATCGCAGGTGGTATTTCTAAAGTAAACACAGCAGATAACGTTATTGGTATTTTTACAAGTGCAAGCATGAAGGAAAGTGGTAGATACCAGATTCAGTTTATGAAGACTCGTTCCAGTTCTGGCGTAGGATCTAGGGTTGACCTAGCATTCAATAATAAGAGTTTAAGAATTACAGACCTTGAAGAGGGCGAGGATAACGCAGTAACAGCAACTACCAAGAATATCTACGATCAATTAAAGAAAAAGAGTATCGTAAAGTCTAGCGAAAAGGTAGATCCTGAGACCGGAGAAATTACTTCAATGACACAGTTACCTAAGCGTGATAATGTTATTGAAGGCGCTGCAACATTACGTTCGATGTTGAAAATAAAGAAACCTGGCGCCTGACGATTAATTGATAAATATAGAAAAGTAATCGGAGATTATATCTTGTCAATTAATCGTAGAAGCAGATCTATACTTGAGGAAATTAGTACCTATGTCCCTCAAAAAAGTAAAGAAGACGTTATCGAAGCTCGTGCCCAACACATTATAGTTTCGGCTATTAATTTGTTGGAATCTATTGACGAGACCTTCACAGCTGAAGAAGCAGAAGCACTTAAGAAACGTTTTGTTTCCTCTATCAGGGGCGCTGATCCGAATAGATTTACTAGAATGGTAAAACGCATCAAAACTGGTTGCGATGGGGACGAAGAGATAGATGGCGCTTAATATAACCTTTTTGACAAAGGAGTGGATTCAGTTCTTAAAGAATAATCAGATTGTCTCAATGAAATCTGATCCTAAGACTGCCCGCTTGAATTACAAAAGAAAGCCCAATGTTTCTGAATTGATGAAATTCTTGTCACGCTTTAACGAGTTTGATGAGGGTGATGTACGAAAGGCTATTAGGCAAGTAATGTCTAAAAAGGGTGCAGGTAATTATGAGCCTACACCTATGGGGATTACCGGCCCGGAACCTGAACCAGCAGGAACACCAAGAGGTATTGCTGGACCAAAGTCGGACAGCAATGTTTCGACTTGGAAACATTCTGAAACCACGCCCGGCAATCCACAATCCGACGACTATAAAGAACCTGTTGCCCCTCCCGAAAAGCAAAAAAGATATTCTAATGACGATGCAGAAGACATCGACTTTAAGGATACAGAAGCTGAACCACCAAGAGCACTTGGTGCTCCAAAGAAACCAAGATATAAATGGCGCGGCCCAGGCAAGATGGACCGACTATCCGAGGCTTTCTACGATCGACAGGGTATGGAACTTGATGAAAATGACATCAAGGAAATATTCAAGATTCTATTAACACCTAAGGCAGAACCGGAACCCGAGCCTGAAGAGGCACCGGGAGAAGAGGAAGTAAAGGCAGAGAAACAACAAATTCTTCGTCAGCTTAAGGAAATGGTTCGTGATATAATGACTCCGGGGCAAAGAAAGGCCCTATGGAGAGCATTGCAGGAAGAAACATTATCGGAATCGTTAATTAACAAAGCTGATATTAATGCTATTTTCAAAGATGCTTCATATCTTCGTAGTAAGCCAACAGGCTTAGGTAAAGTTTTCAAAGGCTTTAGAAAAGAGCAGGTCAGTGTTGACGATCTTCGTCAAGCATGGGCAGATGGATTGTCGGGAGACGGCACCGACGGGTATTCGGATGACACACGCGATATTAAGCGTATACTAAAGTCGTTCGGGTTCGACGATAAAGAAATCAATAAGGTTTTTACACAAGTATTCAAGACCGATGATCAAGAATACGATGATGTACGTGACGAACCGACCGCAAGTAAGACTGTTCAGAAAATTGCAGATTTGGCAAAGAATAAAGGAGTTGATAAGGCTCTTTTACAATTCCTTGAACAGGAATTTGCTGATGAGCTCGGATTAGGCAAAAAAGCAACATACGAAGATGTTAGACAAATCTTCACAGCTATTGTAAATGAAGAGCGCACTGGTAGAACTCGTCTTATTAGGGAAGAAGAACGTCAACATCTTGGCCGTAGTAAGAAATGAATATAACAGAAGTATCGAGAGGCATTTCCCACATTGAGGATTTGCCCGTTAGAGATTTTGTGGAAGTTATTAGCAATATCTCTGATTATCAAATTACAGAAAAAGTCGATGGTGCTCAAATACTATTTGGTATAGACGAGCACGGTTTCTACACTAGCAGAGAAACTAAAGGCGGAAAAAGAATATACAACGAAGAGGATTATGGCATGACATTCTCTTCGACATACATGCGTTCAACACACAAATTGTTAGAACATGTATTGCCTATTCTGAAGGGCGCTGGACTAAAATCCGGTGATCAGGTAGAGGCTGAAGTTTTATACGGACAACTACCTAACGTCGTCCCGTATTCAGCGGATAGAAACTATCTAATCTTTTTGCGCACCACCGAAGGGACTGTGAATATTGATCGTTTGCAGCAGAAGCTGGATGGTCAATCGGTTTCCATTTCTTTAGTAGCTCCCAATACAGATAATGGTCGAACAATTGAGTTAAGAGAAGAATCAAATGAATGGGAATTCTCTAGGGTTCCCATTCTTCCCTCACTTTCTTCAAAAGTCTCATTATCATTATATGTTAGCGAAGTCAGAAGGTTTCTTAAAATTAAGGACCCGATACTGCAAAAGGATTACAGGACTATTTTAGAGACACCTCTAAATAAAATTCCCGAATGGGTTGAACCCGGGACCTGGAAAGAAGTTAAGGAACAACTTAAGGAAAAGAAGGAATATATTGAAGGAAAGCTTTATCAAGTACATATAATGCCAATTAAGGAAGCCCTTCTTAGTTTATTTGTGCGTGATACTGCAAGCGCATATGGTCCTCCGATAACCGAAGGCGGTTGGATTGAGGGTGTTGTTCTTAAAAATATCACTAATGGAAAGACAGTTAAGATTGTTGATAAGGCAACATTCGGTACTATTCGGGAATCTGCTTGGGAAAAACGAAACAGGTTGACAGAATCTGCCAAGAGCGTTGATAATGCATCTAGTTTTATGGGTGGTCTGCTTCTTAGCCTAGCAAGAGCAACGAGTCATCCAGAACTTGGTACAATGCAAGCGAAGAAATATCTTCGCGCCATGGGTAGCACAAAAGAAGAGAGAATAAACACACTTACAGAAACAATGTCTTTTGAGCATGTTCGGGAATTTTGGGTATCAGTCCTTGAACAGAAGATTATTGATCTAGAAACCGATCTAGCAAAATATGAAAAAGAAACGCCGCTCGTTGAAGGGATGCCCGGAAATATTCTGGACAGGGCCGTTAAAAAGAGGACCCTTGAATCGTATGCTCAAACGTTTGAGCGTATATCAATGCTCGGGAACAAGGCGCGCCAAGCAAAAAATTCGAGAGATCTGATTATAGCCCTAGTGGGCAAACAATTAGAAGAAATCTAAAATGAAACTTAATTACATTGTTGCACCTAGTGATCTAGGAGGCACAGCCGTTTCCGGATGTGGAACAATCCATAAATCCGAAATTAAAGATACATTGACTAAGTTATCAAAAGACTTAGATCTGCCTTTTGATCTCAACGACTATACCTTAGGATCCACCGGAAAGCGTGAATATTCCGGCGACATTGATCTTGTCATTGACACCATGTGGTGGTTAGAAGGCCCGGGTGCATTTAGGGAAAAATTAGCAGAAAAATTTAGTCTTGAGAGTACGTCGAGGCACGGTGATTTAATAAGCCTTAGATATCTGATTGTGGGATACAAAGAAAATCTACAAGAAGCTCAACCGCGCACCGGTTATGTTCAGATTGATTTCAATTTTGGAGATGTGCTATGGGAGAAGTTTTATCACTATAGCCCTGGAGATCAATCAGCATATAAAGGCGGCCATCGAAATTTAGCTATTGCTGCTATTTCTGCAATTGTTGGTGTAACTGATTCTATTCTAAAGGATGATAAAGGTCGCCCTCAACAACAGATTAGGTGGAAATATAGCCCAAAGGGTTTCATAAAAGTAAATCGTAGATGTTTACTTGATGAACGCACCGGCAACTGGATGAAGAAGCAGCACGATACTATATTAGAAGTATTACATGATCCGGATAAAATTGCCAAGGCACTATTCTTAGATGATAATGCGTCCGAAGAAGATCTTGTTAGTCTCGAAACAATCATGGAAGCAGTAGATAAATATTGCGGATTGGTTGAAAAAGAGCGTATCTATAGACGAATGGCAAGTAACTTTGGTGATTGGAACCAGGGAAAATTGTTCAAATATCCTCCTGAAATTGAAGCTTATTTTCAACGAAATGATAAATAAGTTTATGAATGGGATTGACCCATCAAAAATTTAAGGAGTTATTCAAAATGACACAAAAAGTAAATGGTGCAGCCTACGCAGGTATCTGGGTAGAAAAGCAAGTTACATTCGTTAAGATGACATTCAGCGGCGATATTTCTGCAGTTGCAGCAGCCGATTTGTTTGTTCTTGGCACAACCACACCCGCTGGTCTTGGCACAGTTGCTGACTCGAGCTTCGGCGTTGTTGAAAGCGCAATGGTTCAAGCTCTTAAGCTTCTAGAAACAAAGGCTACAGTTCTTGGTATTTCTAAGTACGATGCAGCTACTTTCAGCGTTGATGTTATGCTAGGTCACGCAGAAGGTTGGTTCTCGGATGATGCAGGTGTTATCTCTACAGGTAACGCAGTTGTTGGCGCTCAAGCAGTTGTTACAACAGCTGGTGCAGCACCTACAGATACAGTTGGTGAAGTTGTTAGCGTAAGCGACTCAGCATTCACATTCGACCTATCGTTTGCAGCATGGGACGGCACAATGCCGGCAGCTACATTCGCTAACGGTGACTTGGATCTTGGCCCTGGTGCTACTTCTGGTGCTACACCAACAAACAGCCCAACAGGTACCCCAGGTTACTACCCAGTTGGTCTTCCATACTAATTCGTTTAGTATCTATGAAAAGCCCACCCAGGTGGGCTTTTTTGTTGGCTAAAAATTCTATATCGTGATAAATACAAATAACTTGTAGGAGATTACAAAATGGTATTCAGAGTAAATGGCGGCATTATCAATGATCAGACATTGACAGGCGGCATGAGATTTTTTAAGATTGTGGGGCCTTTTGCCTGGACAGTTTCGGATGGAACAGTAAATCTTCCTGTATCTACAACAGGCGGCGCCACACCAGTTACAACATATTTTGAAGTAGGTGATTTGCGTCCAGTTCCTGGATCGGCAGCTGAAATTGTTCTAAGAGAACTTACTAAGCAGGCTGATGTTGTTTTGATTGGTTTGGTACCAGATTTATACGGTGCTACAACAGAACTTCACGTTGCATTTTCTGCTTCGGCTTTTGGTTGGGGTTCTGATACACCGCCATATGATGTTCCTCCAGCAAATGCTGACGAAGAACAACTGCCAACAACACCAACTGCCGCAGCAACACAAATGCAGGCAGCCATTGTAGCATTACCTGATGCGACAGTTTATATTACTGTTGGTGCTCCAGATCCTTTACTACCACCAGTCTCGTCGGTAGTTAGTTTCGCAGCAGTAACAGTTGAAGAAGTTTCTTTCTCCCTAGGTTCATTGACCTACTACACCCTAGCATAATTTTACTAGGTATAAGAAACAGGGCCTCCGGGCCCTTTTCTTTTGATCTTACTAACCAGATTTCTTGATAAATAATAGAAATATTCAAGGAATAGATTTATGCCAATTAGAACGAGCGGTGGTGTTTTTAGTGACCAGATGTTAACTGGTTCCTTGGCACATTATGTAGTTTGTGGTGCTGATTTCAGTGGTGCAATTAATAGTTTTGGACAACCGGTTCCTTTCTCTGCGGCCGAAATAATTTTCAATAGGATTGAAGCAGGCGCATATGTAAATATTATGAATCCCAATGAGTGCAATTTGTCATTTGCACTAGAAGCTGATAGATCTATCTGGACAGCAGAAAGTCTACAAACAATGATACAAGCATTGGGTCCGGATGTAGGTATTGATCATATCGATTGCACAGTTTGCAC